CGGCAGCCATGATAAAAATATACAGTTACTATGCATATTTATCATAGTTTCAGCGACGGATAACTGAAGTAGCAGCACCACCTTGCTCAAATACAAGGTCAACAACCTTATCAACGGAACGTGCAACGCCCTGCTGAGTAGTGTTGAATACAGGAACAATAACAAGACCAAACGACTTAGTGTAAGTGTTGGTAGCGCCCGGAGTGATGGTGCCCGCACGGAGACCTGCAGCATCATCTTTGTGCAAACGGATCACTCGACCGATTGTCTGCGAAATACCGATGGCATCCATAGCTCTCAGCATAATAACAGCTTCAAGCCCAGATACATTGATACCCTCAGAGAGGATAGAGTGGTGAAGAACTACAAACTGCTTCGTGTTGTCAGCGCCCCAAGCATTGAGAGTCTTAAAGAACTCTTCGCGGGTTACTTTGCGTCCGTTGATGATTGCTCCTGTGGAAGCAGCAATGTACATATAAGAAAAGCCACGTGCCTTCAAGTCATTCACAAAAGAAGACTCAGCAACCATACGAACAATCTGTTTTACACTCTTGGCGCAGACCAGAACCTTACTAACGCGACTCTCGTCAATGCTCTGGATGATGTGCTCGGAGTCACGGTCAGCAGTCAGCTCATCACGCTGAAGCAAACGTAGCTCACGTGCTACGACCTGGGGACGAACAATGAAGCCCCCTTGGACAAGCTTGCCTGCCTCTACGTTGACGATGACGTTGCCGTACACGCTGCTGTCGTTCATTCCAGGCTTCTTTGGAGTCACACTGTGCTTAGGTGTGGCAGTAAAGAAGAATGCGCGTTGCGTGGTCTGTGAGAAGAACTTGACAGCTGGGTAGAAGCCCTTCTGAACGCTGTTGTGTGCCTCATCGAAGTAGATAGTGTCAGCCTGAACACTACTCTCAGCGAGTCTATGAAGACTGTGATAGGTGGTAAAGAAAATGCTGTGAAGACCAGCAGCCTGAGTCATAGAGACGAAGTTACGGATCTCACTGGCTTTGGTGGTAGAGAAATGTGAGGTGTCCCCAGAATGAATATGAGCGGGAACAACTTGAGTAGAAACTTGATCTTTGATGACCTCCATATACTCTTCACAGAGCTGGTTAGCAAGCAGGAGACGTGGAGCAACTACAATGATGGAGATGGGCTCAGAAGCGCTCTCAAAGCGCTTACAGGCATCCATAATGCCCATCAAGGTCTTACCACCGCCAGTAGGAACCAAGATGATTCCACGGGAAGCTACGTCCATAGCATCGGTGCCTTGCTGTTGGTGGGGACGAAGCTGGATCACGTAGCTCTCTGCTCTGTTGATACAACTAGTATAACCCACCACGGCAGCACCGGGCGGGTAAGTGGACACTTTGGTAAGTGGTTCAGATTGAGTAGTCGCCGCTGTTGCGGTCCATATTGTCTCTAATACTTTGGGCAATATCGTATTGACCACGCATAATGGTCTCAATTTCTTTATATTGTTTAGCCATAATCCTACGCCCATCTTGTTCACACCTCTCTCTTGCTTCACGTAATGCTTGAATAATACTTAATGTGTAGTCCCTAGAAAGGAATAGTGCTACGGAATCCATAATTAACAATAATAACGACGTTTGTGGTCTCTACAAATGCGATAGTTTCTACCATTTCTACGGTATCTTCTACCATCTCTGTGATATTCGTGGTGATAATGATAGCTACGGTTGTTCTGATTAGCACCGTAGATAATAGCACCACCCAATATAGCAGCGCCTAGGATAGGCACTAGTGGGTTAGTTCTTTGTTCAACTATAACTTGTTTGGGTGGCTGACCTCCATTCGCTACACGATCTTGGAGCATTTGAATCTCCCTCTGGTTCCCTTGAACCTGAAGGCGACGGTTTAGCTCATAGATCTGATACTGCTGCTGTCTAAGTGTAGCACCAGTGTAATCATATGGTTCTTGTTCCTGTGCCAGTGTAGCAACCGGCATCGTAGAGAATATAATTGCTGCGAGAAGAGGCTTGAGCATTGGTCTTGCATTATATAGGGATATTATAGCATAAAAGTTCTAGCTATGGGATAGGCACATATGGTAATGTTATAGAACCACGAAGGGATGGACCAGCAGTGTATACATTAATAACTAGTTCCTCGTTCACTCCATCAACAACAAAGTCTATGAAACTCTGACTATTATCACTACTGAAAAGACTAGAAACAATTGTACCAGCAGTAACAGTATCAGTGGCAGTTAAAATATCAGTAGAAGTAGTACCAGAAACATTGATTGTATTTGAAGTGAGAGTATTAATAGTTGCGGCAACAGTATCAAGATTAGTTATTGTAACTGATGTCCCAGTAGTTGGGGTAATGGCACTAGCTAGGAGTGTCTGAAATGTCCCTGAGGTTGAATCTATACTATCACTGGTTATACTACCAGCGGTTATGGTATCACTAATTAAATCAGTAATATTAGCAGCAGCTGAATTAATATTTGTTGATGTTAAGGAATTAATGGTTCCAGACGGAATAGAAAAACTACCTACGTTGAGAGAATTTGCTGTTAAGAGATTAAACGACGCATCACCAGCAGAATTAATACTAGAGCCAGGGGTACTGAGACTATTTGAACTTATGCTATTAGCAGATAGAGCACCATTAATATTTGATGTAGTTGCGTTTAAGTTTGATGCACTCACACCAGAAGTAGTAATTACACTAGAACCTATGTTGAGGGAGTTGGATGCGGCAATACTTCCACTAGATTCAAGCTTAACACCCGTTCCACCAATTGAGGGGTCAGAACCAACAACAACTTCAGTAGAAACTAGTAAAGATGGTACTTCAAGAGGACCAGAAATTACAATACTTCCAAAAGTTAGTTCACCAGCTACAGTAAGATCACTACCAACTGAGACATTACCGAGAATATCCACTGTGCTATCAAAAGTAGCAGCACCTTTGAATGTAGAGAACCCAGTAGTTACTTCTAGTGTCGGTTGAGTTATATCTCCATTTCCAGCTAATACAAGTCCTCCTCCACTAGTCAATTCCATTAAGACAATATCTAATTGTCCATTAATCCACCTAAAGTTACCTAAAGTTCCTCCAGCTGCAGAGCCATCGTGTAGATAATAATTTAAATTACCAACATCATAGTTGACAAGATCTAAATCATTGGGACCACTAATTGGTGATCCAGAAATATTTCCACCAAATCTAAGACCACCAAAGCCATTATTAGCTGACACTTGCCTTTCGTGACCTACAAATATTCTAGCAGAGGAATCAGTTGATGTTAGTGAGTATATTGTGGAGTCACTAGACGTTTTGCGGACATCAATATCACCAATTGTTCCAGTATCAGTATGTCCAACAGCAATATTACCATTAACAGTAGTAAATCGGTCTATAGCATCAATAGTATTAGCTTCTATAGTATCAATAGAGATTTGTGCGTCTGGAGTTAAGTCTTCTGCTGATGTTGCTGTTCCAATAAACCTATTAGCAGTAACAGTATCCGCTACTATAGTATCAATTATAATCTGTGCGTCTGGAGTTAAGTCTTCTGCTGATGTTGCTGTTCCAATAAACCTATCAGCATATACTTCCTTTGTATTAATTATATCGCCGTATCGCATTGAACCAATAGATCCAATAGCAATATTATCAGCATTGATCAATGTAATTAGGCTGCCAATGCCAGCCAATTCCTGCGCTGTGACAATGCCTGCGACATACAGCGTACTACCGACAGAAACAAAACCACCAACACTCAAATTACCATCAATTGATGATGGGAAAGTACCACCAATAGTAATTCCACCGTCAATCTCAATATTACCATCAATATCAATATTACCACCAATCTCAACATCACCACCAATTCTTATATCATTTGTTGCCCAAATGCTTCCACTATCAATACCAACACCAGGGGCACTATTAAACCCAGAGAGTCCACTTACTGGTGTAGAACCGACCTGGAAGGTAAATCTTGGGTCTGTGGTGCCCACCCCAACATTTCCTGCGGCATAAATGCTAGTAAAGCCAAGACCAACATCAGTATCAACCCACTGCGATGTAGGTAGGTTCAATAGATTACCACCATCACCATAATAAGTAACAAATCCAATAGCAGGATTTGCTGCGGTAATAATACCTGTGGTGATTCTCACCTGAGGTGCACCTAATGGGAATGGCAGACCACTACCACTCTCAATACCAACATCTAAAGACTCAGTTACGGTAAGGATGCCAACTTCAGATCTTAGTATAGAAATACTATCTACACCAACTGCTTTAGCTACAATCTTGCCATCAACAACTAGGCGATCATTTGGAATAGTTGACCCAATACCAACGTTCTGACCTCTTACAATAAAAACGTCAGTATCAACCTGAAACCCCCCACGGAAGTTAAATGCCTTATTAAAATTCGCCATTACTTATAAGATGGTTAGAATGCCTTGGTATTATTTATATACAAAAAAAAGCCCCCTTTTTTTAAGGGGACTAAAGTATCACTTGTATTGGATAATATAGCAGAGAGCCATATAAGGTGGACGATTCTCGTGTGTCTGACCACCTCCAGTATTATTAGCAGTATGATTATGAGTAATGGGGTTAGCAGTACTTGTACCACTCCATTGATGGCTGTGCTGTTCTCCTCTTTGATCAGTAGAAACTGGATGTTGGTGCCCTCCAGAGCCACCCTCCACAGTATGTCTATGTCTACCATTATCAAAAAGCTGGAGAGAATGTGCGTGGTCTCCTCGGCTATCTGTGAAGCTATTAAAGGTGTTTAAATCTGAAACAACATTATTGTCTCCATTTTCTCTCCCACCAAAACTGCCGGCAGATCGGGTATAACCGTGAGCGTGACCACCAGCGGGCTGGAAATTCATAGGGTGATTATGGTCTCCCTGACTCTGGAGAGTGTGACTGTGGACACCTTGTGTATTAGCAGTTCCTGAATGAGAGTGTCTCCAATTATATTGAGTAGTGGTACCACTAACATCGTGGGTGTGAGAAACAGATCGTTGATTGATACTATGGTTATGAGCAGGAATTTGAGCTGTTGTTAATTGGACAAAATTACCACCACCAGTACCAGCAATGTTATATCCATTGACCTGACTTACATTGGGATTATTTCCACCAGCACCAACAATAAATCTTTCGCGCAAATCAGGGATTCTGAACGTGGTAGAAGTTTCTCCGTGGGTGCCTCTGATAGCCCTATACAATTTAGGATACTGACTTTTAGACAATGTTCTGCCATTACATAGTAGATATCCTTTTGGAATACTGCCTGGAGTAGCTTCATTATTCTCTGTGGCGTTACCACCCCACATAATAATTGAGCCAGGCTTACCTAGTCCATCACCAACAAACTCTTTAGCAATAACCTTATCGCGGACAACTAAAGAACCTTTGATGTCAACACCACCGTCAGAGGCAGCGATACCATCACTACCACCCTCACCTGTACCAAGCTTAGTAGTATTAAAGATTACTTTAGATTGATTACCAGCACCACCAATACTGACATCAGCAGAATTAGTCTGGTTTCTCCAAAGATCCATTTGAGAACTACCACTAACAGCAATAATCCCATTAGTGTAGAGATCTCTGTCTGTCCTGGTCATTGTAATATTACCTGTTACGGTTAAATTACCATTAATAGAGTTAGTAGATCCATTAACAACCAAGTTTCCATCTACATCCAGATCATCACCAATGTCAACAGAACCATCAATATCGACATTACTGTCAAAATCAGCATTGCCTGTTACACCTAGAGTGCCGTTGAATTGATTGGTGGCACCATTTCCAGTAAAATTACCACCTACTGTTAATGTTTCACCAATGTCAACAGCACCATCAATATCAACATCACCACCAAAATCAGCATCACCCGTTACATCAAGAGTGCCCTTTACTGTGAGATCAGTTAGTTCAACATTACCACCAACATATAGATCTTTACCAATAGCTGTGCCACCACGAACGGTTAGGGCACCACCATTATCAAGTGATACTGAGTTTAATGTTGAAAGAATATCT